TTCTGCATAATTAAGTGCCTGTTGTTGCGTTAAGATTAAACTAGCTTCGCATTCTACATAGCCTTGAGTAAGCAAGGTCCAAATAGTTTGCCAGCGATTTAATTTCCACCATTTACTTTTAGTAGTAGTGTAAATAGTGACGCTAATACTATTAGTGTCATCTGCTTCTACCCACAAGTTGTGGCTATGGTTTGAATCACTGCACTCGCAAGCAACCTGGTATGATTTAGCATCACCAAAATCACCTTGTTTTAAAATACCTTCAGCAGGTTGTTGCGGTGCTAGTTTCATGAGTGATCTCTATTTTTCCATGGGCGATTAGTATCGCGGGGCTTAAAGTCAGTGCGTTCACGCTTAGGAGTACGCCATTGATCCCAAGGTTCACGACCTTTGGTCATTTTAATGAACTCGCCATAAGGGCCACGTTCATTGTACAAGTGCTTCTCGTCGTATGGATATCCATAGTCACGGCAGAATTGGTGGTACACTTCCAAATCTTCAAAGATTTGCTCTACCTCTGGTTTCAGACGAAGGTACTTGTTCAGCCATTCAGGTTTGGCCATGATTTACTTCTCCTATTAAATTACGATTGAATGTGTTGGACGGGTGAGGTTATAAGAAATTGAGCATCCGTTTTCACCGTCCTCGGATACATCAATTGTTACTGCACGATTAGGGTAACGTGCGGCAATTTGTACGTACAAGTCGTCAGCGATCATTTCACAGGACTTGTAGTTTAATTCTAAAACTCGATTTTCATTATAGGGACCGGTCCCACTGTAAAGGTTCTCGAGCCAGCGTTTGAATTGGATGAATTCGATATCTCTGTCATTATGGAAGACATCGATCCACACGCGGAAATGGAAAATGTGGCGATGAGGAGTAGCAAGAAAACTAACATCGTATTCATCACCTGTTGCCAGTAACGGATCGTTAGCGGCCGCCGGATAGCAGTGAATACCTTCTTTGCTAAACGTGACCCAGATTTGGCGTTGTGCCGCTTGTTGGATACGTTCAATTTTATCTCGTTGCTCTTGGTTCATTTGATGACTTCATCTTGTGTATATTTTGACCAATCCGTAAAAACTTTACGGTCCCTTAATTCGTGTACGCTGTGACACCACACACCTGGATTTGTTTTAGCAAAGTCTGTGTCGTCTAGCTTAATTGTAGCATTATATCCTAGCATTTGTATATAGGGCAATTTAACCGAAATCATCGGAATAAAGTTGTTATATTCAACCAAACAGCCTTCAACTAATCCTTCAACAGCCTTAACATCTAGGTCAAGGGTACATAAGAATCCGGCTTGTAATGCTTCTTGGATCATTAACTCCCATTGCTTCCATGTTTCGGCATCGTTAACTTCTGGATTGGGGAAACTTTGGTTAGCACCAAAATAGATATGACTACATTTATGATCTTTGGCTAGGTTCACAATGATCTGCTCATTCTGAATACCAATAACAAAAAGTGTTTTGTGTCCGTATGCAGGACTGTGTTCTACTTCACGTCCTGTAAAGAAATCTATTTGATTATGTCCGTCTCTGTTCATTGCTTCTCTCAGTTATATTAGATTTAATTATAGCAATTTCGTCTTTAATATGCAACTTTTGTTTTTTCAAATCTTCAAGTTGAAAGTCGCTAAACAAACCCGTTTTTTCTAAACCGTCAATTCGTTTGTTTAATCTATGATGCTCTTCTTCGAGATGTTTTAAATGGTTAGAAAGGTGAGTGAGGTCTGACATTTATTCTCCTAGGTGTTCAAGTTTTTCTTCATCAAAATCGGATTCTTCTGTTTGTTCTTCGTCAGCAACTTCAAACAAAGCATCAAACATTGTTTGACTGTTAAATGCTTTCTTACCTTTGAATCCGCGAGTGCCTACAATTTCCATCCAATAGTATTTGTAGTATTCAATGATGGCCATTGAATCTTCTTTGGTAGGAGCGGCAAATATTGCTTCAACTGCATCTTCAAACTTGACAAAGTCGCCGGTGCTACGTTGCATCATTGCTGGGCGGGTGCCTGAATCAAAACGTCTATTTGCTTCTTGTACTGCTGTAATATGCATCCAGACATTGTGTCCCATTAAGAGAGCATAGCTAAAACTATCCCAAGATGTTTTACCCCATTTGCCGTTTTTATTAACGTCGGGCAATAGATCATACATTTCAGGATCTTTAAAGTTTTCTTCTGTAAGTACAACACCAGACTTAGGTACGCCGGGCCTGTAAATACAAATATCTTTCATTTGTAACAAATCGCTAATAGGACTATCTTCCCATCGGGGGTATATTCCATCTGCCACGACTCCTTGACTCCACTTGCGAGTGTCAACTGCGTAGGCTTTATTGTCAGCCGATGGAGCCATACGGTAACTCCATTTATCACCATCGGGGAATACGTTTTCAAAGTAAACTTGCCCGTTAGCGGTGGCCAAAAAAGGGCTGGCACAATCGAAACTGATTGTAAATTGGGGATTGACATATTTCCTCACCATACGTTGTATAACTGTAAGTAATACTGCCCATTCTAATTTGCTTGTACCCAAGAAGTGCATCCAATCGTGTACGCCTTCTTGTAGTAAGTTATCATACTTTAATGTGATCAATCGTTTAAGAATTAACTCAACGTCACACATATTCTGCCCACCCATTGACCAACCGTTAAAGTGTGTGTCCGGATAAACTGTAGGATCGCAATAGTGTTTCATTGTTTGATACCATTCTTCGGCATCTTTATGATTAGCACCTTGTAACACGTTTAGTACTTTCATGCCGCCATTTTTAACTCCTTTGCGATTCTTCATATAAAAATCGTTGTTAAACTTTGTAGCGTCTACTGCTTCTTTAAGTGTACTAATACCGCATTTTTCGCTGGCATTCTTATCGTGAATAACCCACGTCGGAATATCAAGAGTCATGCCATATTCAGCAATGCCGTCAAGCCAAGCTAAAACTTGTTCGCGTTTTTTCTGAGCTTTCGGGCATCCTGAACCAGCTTTCCAATCTCCTTCCCATAGCCCTTTGGCAATCTGGAATCCACCAGAGTCGCCTAAGACTAGTGTGTTGGGATCTCGATTTCGAACCATGTCCTCGGACCAATCTTGTTTGGTCAAGTCCAGGTTAGCATGGCCGCCGGAGTAAAGCGACCATTTATATGGGAACAGGGCTTGGTGTGCATTAAGCCAATTCATCTGTTCCATATCCGTTATACCCTGCGGAAAACGTGCAGGGTCTACATATTCTTCGTTACGTTGTTTGCCTACAAAGGTAGCATAGAAGCCGCTAATAGCCGGCAAAAATATTGCATAGTCGTTTTGTTTAGCAGTTAAGTTATCTTGGGTCATTTTGAAGTGTTTTGTAACAAGCGATAGTCGTCTGCGTAAACGTTTTTAAGTTTTTGTTCTAGACTCGGAGTAAGCCGACCACGTATGAAGTTACTAAGTTGATTATTGTCGTAATTAGTTTCTTTACTATTGTCGTCTAGGCCGTCTGTTACATTTAGCAAATGTCCTGTTATAGTAGAAATTGAATCAACCAATGTTTTATGATCAAGTGTAATATACAATCGTTTAACTATATTTGGTATTTCATTTATAAATACTGTCTGCGGTGCAGTATGATCATCAAACACGATGGTATCAAACAGTAGCCGTTCAACTGCTTCGTTGTAATCTGCAACAAAATGATCACTGCCGTAATTTTCGCCTAGCACATAAGAACACAAATAAGTGGAAATACCACTTACCCAACGTTCAACTGGATCTCGGAGGACAATAATAACATTTTTATATGTTCCGTTAGTTAAATTCCAATGAGTCCACCCATTGTCTTTAAGTAAGTTGGTAGTAAATGTACTAGCATTTTTGGGTATGTTTAGATAAAAGTATTCTTTATCAGGAGATAACATACCCCCACCAATTAAATGTCCGCGTTTGATCAAATTGAACATTTACTTACTTTGTGCTGGTAACAAATAATGATAAACAGCAAGTCCAGAGTCCACAGTAATTTCTGCTACACCCTCGTCACTGATCTTAAATGTTTTGTCTCCTGGCAAGCTCAAGATGCTGTTGACTACAGCAACTGGCCAATATAGTTGTTTGCTAAGACTGCCACCACACCCTGGAGCAAAAGTAAAATTGCCAGCGTGGCTACTATGGTCACCGAAGTAAAACTTCAAATCACCATTTTCAGTCTTTGTGCTGAATGCAGTAGCATCACTATGTGCCATGCTTTGGAATTTAAGTTTCTGAATACTTTGTGCGGTTGGCACAATACTAACACCCCAGTTAATTTGTTTTTTCATTACAACATTTTTAAGCTGGTCGTTAATAATAGCCGCACTCATAAAGCGATAGTTATTTTTAAAGTCGCCTGTTTTGTTTTCAAAGTCAATACCACTTGGGTCCGTACCTTGTTTGGTTACTGTAATTTTAGCACTTTCTTTATATTCGGGAATATTAAGAATAGTGTTTAGTCGATCTAGGTTTGGCATACCAAATGTGCCAACAAAGTCTGCTACCGGTGCTTTAAATTCTGCATTTAAAATAACAGTTTTAGTCTGTTGATCAAAAGCGTTAATAGTTGTTTCTGTTGATGTGCCTGTAATTTTAATTAAGTTAATTACATTCAAGCCATATGTATGTTGTACAATATCTTTTAAGTGGTCAAGCATTTGTGTTCTCCGTAAGTGTTGTTAGTGTATAGGTATATTTAGAATTTGTCAATAGTTGTATCTTTTTATTTCGCCCAATGTTTGATGTGCTTTTGGTGTTTCAAGCATACCAGGTTTTTTAACTTCAAGCCAGCTAATAGCCTGCTCACGTGCTTGGTCGCTAATAACTTCAAGTCCTAAACTTTCACATAAAGGTATCAACATACTCTTTGGCATGTATGTCATAAAGAAGTTCTCGGTATATCCGGCACCTGCTGGTCTATCACCATCGTTGTAGCTAAACAAAAACACACCGCCAGGGCGTAATAATTCTTTGGCGTGTTTAAGATATTCTTTTATTGTATCCAAACTTCTATAATTTAAAAAGTTCCAACACAATATAAAACTAAATTGGTTCTTTGGTAGTATACTTAGATCATGATCTGGGGTTAGGTACACTCGTATTCTACGTTGATATTCTTCAGGGAAATCTTTAATAGCACTATCAGTAAATTCTCTGTAGTGGTCAACAATGTATAATGGGTCGGCACTAACCATGTGCTGTGTTAATTCTCCGTCCCTGCACCCAATTTCCAATGCTGGATATTGCCAACTTGTATAAAGCCTAATGCGGGTTACAATCTCATCATAAATTTCATCACTTAACGGCAATACTCGAATTGTACGTATTTTTTCTACAGCATCGTACTTTAATTCTAGTTTATAGTTGTCACTAAAGAATTTTTGCCCTTCAACAGATATGTATTCGTTAATGCTGTCTAATAATGATTTGTATAATTCGGTATTGTAACAAAGATTATCTTTGAGATTATTTAGATCACTAGCAAGGCTGTGTACGTTATCTGTAAAGGTACTTGGAGTAGTACTGCCACGTATAGCGTATAAATTGTTTTGTAAAATATCGACGTCGGTTGTAATGGCATTTGTGTTATATGCCTCTTGTAACCTATCTCGAAGTTGAACAATTTCGCTAAACTTTATCATTCGAATGTAAACAAATCATCAAAGGTTGTTTTAATATCTGTGCTTTCGGCAATACGCCACTCTAGTACACCTAATAAGTTCTCTACCTTTTGATCTACAATAGTCATTTCCATACTTGAATCATCAAACGGCAACTCTTTGAACCACTGCGGAATATGAGTTTCATCTGTTGGGTAACCCACGGATGTATATCCCACTGGATTGTCTTTGAGTTTACATACAACAGTTTTCATACCGTCTACAATAGTTGTAGAATAGTTGTCACCATGCATACGTTTTAGGTTATTCCAGTTCATCGCGGCACGAACGTGCCCGGGCATGTTGGCTCGACCTAGTCTAGCTTCTTCTGCTGAGTACTTGGTCAAGTTGTTTACACGCTTAGGTGTACCTTTTTCCCAAGCCGGGCGTTCAGCAAACAGCAATTTAAAATCTTTAACCTTGGCAATAATGTGTTCTTTTTCTTTGCCAGTTAATACGTCTAGTAGAATATCACTTAAGAAGTCTTGTACTACTTTAGGTGTATCCGACCGCTTCAAGTCAAGACCCATGGCTTTAACTTTACCTGGCTTGCCGTGTGTATCTAAACGCACACCTTCCATATCAAAGATTAGTACAGCATAGCGTTTTTTCTTAATAAACAAACCTTTGGCCGCAATAAGTTCGCGACCTGCTTTAATAATAGCACCCATGTCACGTGGACAATGGCAAGCACGTTCCATAAACGCAGGGAAGCTATCATTTACAGAGTCGGCAATAGTGTCATATAGTTGTACACAGATTTCTCTGTTCCACTCCATTGAGCCTTTGTCTACTTCCTCTTTGATTTGCGGCCAGGCTGAGAAATAGACCGAGTCCGTGTCCCCGTAGATGATAGCGTCGCCGACATGGTTATACTCCCCCGTAATCGCTTCGTTGACATGACTGTCCATGTGCTTCGCGATGATACGCCCAGTGAGCGTAGTCGACTGGCCAATGCGTTGATCGAAGAAGCGACACCCCGGGTTAAGGATCGCGCCGTATAGCGAATTGAGGTTAATTTTCTTAACGAGTTGCCTTTTATCCCAGAACGCTTGATCTTCCTTAGATGTTGCGGCTTTCTTTTTAGCTTGCATTTCTTTTCGTTCTGCATACCACCTTTCTAGCAGTCCGGGAATAATACCCTTCATGTCGAATCTAAATATTGTACCATTGGCACTTAATGTCCAAGGTTGATTACTATCGAATATTAGCCTCCACACGTCTTTGGCGCTCATAACATCACTAGTACCGTCTTGCCAGTCTAGTGTTATTTCTGTTCCGGGCTCCATATTCATTACTGCTTGATACTCTAATGTACCAAACATATTTTCCCACGCATCAGCAAATGATGAACCAGCGGCCATCTTTTCCTTAATGTAGTGGTCGGTCATTATCGTCCGGAGTTGCCCGACGATTGTTTCCGGTCCCATGTTGAGGGCTCTAATAGCCGAGGGATAGAGCGAGTTGATATCGATTGCTCCGATGTACTCGTGAACCCCCCTTTTGGGATAAGCAACATAGGCACCTGCGGCTTGAGTTTCTCCTTGATCATCTCTACTTCTCCTGTTTGGAACTATCATATTACGAGAATGAGCTTCATTGATAATAGCTTGTTCTGTAACAGCAACCGCACCCATTGTGGTTGGCAACAAAACAGTATTGTCATGAGCCAGTTCATTAGCTAGATCTAAGAAACGTAATTTCTTATCTAATCTAGCCAACAACATAGTATCCTGTCTATTGTAATCAATAAACTTTGGAAAATCTTTATTATAAAGTTGATCTAATGTACCTTCGTACTGTAACTTACGTTCATCAAGTTCGTATTCGCCAATGGCGTCCAAACTATAACTATGACGTTCTTCGTATGTGTATTTGCGATACAGTTGCATATAGTCCATATGCACACGACCAATTAAGTCAAACGTCAAGTTCTCTGCACCAAAGCGTTCAAAGGTACGTTGTTTTGGATATTGTCCCCACAGGCATAGACGTCGTGTATCGTCTTTGGACAGCACACGGTGTACCCGCATGGTTACATACGGAATATCGAAGCCTTCTGAGTTCCATCCACTTAAAATATCTGCGTCTTGTATCAAGTCCAAAAACGTGTCAAGCATATCCTCTTCACGTTCAAATAGGAAACAGTTATCGTATTGTTTACAAATTTCGTCAGCAGTCTCCCAACTATAACTCTTAGGTGGAACCACCATAGTTACAAGTTTATCCATCCAGTCTAGGTAAACTGAAATAGCAGTAATGGGATTGAATGGATCTTCGGGTTTACTAAAACCTCTAAGTGGATCAAAGTCCACCTCAATGTCGAAGAAAGCTGTTTGTAGTTTGGGAGATTCTACACCTAAGTAATTGTCTTCAAGGCAACGGAAGATAGGATTAATATCCGACTCCCAAAGTCGTTTGTTTGAATTGACTTTTACTTCTTTGTGGAACTCTTTTGAATTGCGTGTAGTGAATCGGGTAACAGGCGTATCGTAAATGGTACGATGTTTTCCCCGAGGGTCATCATAGTAAAATGTGTAGTTAGCTGGATACTCGCGATAAACACGTTCTCCATTAACACGTTCTACTACATGAATACGATCTTTGTCTCTGTCAAACAGAGCGTCAATATAACTCATTTCTCTCCTTTGTGCGACTTTGAGCTCACACACACTCTACCTGTCCTTAAGTGGACGAACCTATACATTATACTAATTAATTATCATTCTAGCAAGAGCTATTAGATCAATTGTGCTCAGAAGCAAATAATTTGCTACCATACCAAAGGATCCTCTGGTCCAAGCGGCCCAGCAATAAATTATGCATCCAGTAATCCAAAACGGATACATAAGTACCAGTGGTGGATTAGGTACTGTAAGCATCATAGCCACACTACAGCCGATGCTTAGGCACCATGCAAACATTTCCAAACAAAACCTTAAAGGCCATGAACGGAAATCTTCTTTGGCGTAGTGTAGGCTATTGCCAAACCATCCAATGAATAAATCAATCAAAGTGTTTTACCTACTGTTTCGAGAATTGTATTCAATTCTTCGTGATCGGCATTAGTGTCTGTTAGTTTAGACTTTTGTGCGATCTTAATTGCTTTTTTAAGAATGGCCGGTTTAATTTCCATTTCTTCAGCAATAGCTTTTACGGTATCACTAAGTCCAGCATTTAGGTCTTCGATTTCTTGAAGTACGGCTACGCCTTCGTTAATAATTTGTGTGAGTTTGGCTTTTTGTTCGCCACTAAACATACGTGCTGGCATTTGAATCTCCTGTGTAATTGACTTAGTATATACTACTTATTTGATAAAAGCAAGAGTATTTTGGAAAAGATGCTCACTTTAAAAACGCATTCCGGGGCACGACTCCCATACGTTCTTGCCCAGCAGCCGGGCAACCCTGAAGTAACCATAAGGTCCTAAGGTAGGGTGTTCTTTTTAATCTTTTGTTTTATTAACTTGATAACATTATCACTGAGTACAACTTCGTAGTGATTGCAGTCTACTTCTATCAAATCCATATTTGCATGATGACGTTGACTAGCAATAGTCACTACACCATCATTGGGCTCGTGCATAAACGGACTTTGTCCTTTTACGGTTACTATATTGGTCCAAGGATGCTGTATTTTAATTTTATCTGCCTGACGCATAACCCAACTACTAGGCCCAATATCACGCATTAAGCGGCTAAATGGTAAAAAGTATTTGGCATAGTCTGCTACTTCAGCGCCGCCATATGGTGTACTTAGTGTAACAGCACCTTTGACAGAATCTGGCAAAGCATTGGCAAGATGCAGAGCATATATACCACCTAAACTGTGTGCAACAAAAAACAAATTGCCATATCCCTTTAATTGAACCTGCATGTCTATTAGATTATTTTCAAACCCGTTGCGACTGTCGTAATTAACAACTATACCATCGCCTATCTTACTTCTAATATAATTGAAGCTCTCACCGGTAGCACTAGCACCGTGAATATAGACTAATGTCATTTTTTACTCGCTACAAATCTTAAGTCTCTGCTAATTGAGCCTAATTCACGTTTCATTTGTGGTCCTGCTTTCTTTACATCACTACGTGCTACGTGTGTATCTGGTTCGTCTTGTGTAGTTACATTTACTGGCTTGTTAGTCTTAGTATCAAACCCGTGTACCGTAATGTTCTTGTAACGCTTTTCTAATTCTTGCCATACACGATAACCACCTTCGCTTTGTTTGTTATCGCTTACTAATGTTAGTCCTTGATTTAAGATTAAGAAAGCATAAAGGTCTGCGGCACGATAGCTATTCTTAGGTCCAGAGTACACACCTTGGACAACAAAGCTATCACGATTAGTTTTATAAGGACGTCCTGTAGTACCCAATTGGCTTGTGCGTGTGCGTGTATCAAATACGTAGTAAGTGACAGTACCGCGATCAGTCCACGACCATAGTTGAAAACCGTTGCCTATTTTAGCAACTAGGTCACCTAAGTATTCTGACTCTTGACCTTTGGGAATAGGTTTGCCGTCGTTAGGCATAACGTCTAAATGTTCACGTTTGCTTTTAGCTACACTAGGCACCATTGTTACTTCGTTTAGATCATTAAACAATTCGTAAACAGTAGACCCAGCATGATCAGATACCTCAACACTATATCCCCAAGAGTTAGCATAACGCTGAACTAATCGGGTATATAAGTTAGATCTACTTTGATTATTGTTACTGTCGTTATCTTCTTTACTGGCACTAAAACGAATACGTTCTGGATGTCGTTTTTGAATAAATTTTTGTATTGCCGCTAATACTGTAGCAAATATTCTTTGTGCATCGCCTTCGCCTGTAACGTCTTGACTGTTGTTACGCCAAAATTCTACCACCCATTCTTCGTCACCATATGCACCATAGTCCATACTAAACATAATGCTTAAATTAGTACCATCGGGTAGTCGAACTAATGCATCAGATGATTCTTCACCTTGTTCCCATGTCATAGGATACGGCTGGTTAAATGTTTCTTTAACCTGATTGGGTATTTGAAATACGCTGTATAAAATAGGATAGTCTTCATCACCGGTAAAGTTTTGTTCTATAGGCTTACGGCCACCTTCACGGGCAATGTGATCTGCAAATACTTGATTATATACTGCTTCTGGATTCTCGCAATAGTCTGCACTACTTTGGCAATCATCTGTAAAGCCTTCGTAGTGTATGCGATATGGGCCTATTTCATCCACACCCGCATCTCCTGGTGTAAGATCATATAGGAAGTCTTCCACTTCAGCAGGCATGCGAGCTTCTTCTATAATACCTGTAGCACGACGTAAACGTAAATCAAAGTCTACATCGGACACGTAGTCACGAATAAACCGTTCATAATACTTTTGTGCAAGAGCAGGAGTATCTGCTTCAAAGCGATCTACTATCTGCGAGCCACCCGCAGGACGATCAGCGTGATAGATTTCATAACCTTTGTTCAAACGTTCACGTGCTTGAGCCATGCGGTCCATTCTATTGCTAACCTGACGATCGGCTCTAGATAGATAACTTTGTAGAGTTTTGTCACTAACTTCTTTTAAAAATGTATCTGATAACTTTTTACAAAGTTCACGTAGTTTTGGATTATCAGTTTCTATACTGTCATCATGATCTTGTGTGGGATCTTTGTATCCACAGTAAACATGTTCAATGCCATATTCAGCAATTAGATCTTCACAGCTTTCGCCTGAACGTTCATCCATTGGACGATTACATGGGCTTAGTGTAGTAAC